AAACTCACCATTTGATAGTTTGTTTGCTTGACCAATGTAATAGTTTTTGAGACAAAAGCTTATTAAGTATTCTAATCTGTCTTGCTCGTTAGGTATTAGTTTACAAGTACGAGTAGTATATTTTCTGTATAAAGTTTCACCATTTTTTTCTATTTTATAATATTGTGGTTCACTTTCGCACCTTTTATTTAGTTGATAATGTGGACAGTAGCCACCTGCTTTTACTCGCCTGACGTAACCGGAATTGTAAGAGGCAACGTGTATAGCACTACCGTCTTTACAGTATAAGTCTTTGATTGGTAGTTTAAATACACGTGTACCATTTTTCTGTTGTCTTGATGTTGTAACTTCTTGTATACCAAGTAGTTGTAATGTTTTTTCTATATTCATATTATCTATTTTTTTATTAAAAATCTATGCCCAAATGTATCTTGCCATGTAATTCTATGTAGGTCTTGTTCTGTCCAAGTAAATAAATCTCTCATTTGTTGTACTGTTAATTCACAGAACAAACATTTTTCTTTCAATACTTTTTCCATTGCTTGAGGAGCAGATTGGTATTGTCCTTGGTGTTTTTTAATTAACCTTTTGTGCTCTGGTTTGAGTTTTGTCCATAAGTTTTCCATAATGATTGTATTTAATTTTGTTTATATTATCGTTATCTATCGTTATCAGTTTGTGTATCTTTTACTATCACGTCTACATTATTACCTTCAAAACATAGACCTACAACCTCACCTTCTTCTTTTTCTACTTTTTGTATAAATTTATTTAAGTCAAAAGATCTAAAGTATATACCACCTCTAAACTTTACACCATCTTTGTGGTGGTACAAGTGTGCATTATCACTCCAAAATATTTTCTTTTCCATATTATTTATTTCTAAATTGATTACTATGACTTAACGCTTTTTTAGTTGTTAGTTCATCTATTTTATCTTGTACTTGTTTTATCATTTGCAACCAATAATTCTTCATGATGATTGGTCTTTTACCTTCTCTTTCAAATTTATCATGTTGCTCTATTACTACCGTTGTAAAGTTATCTACCATTTCATCTAGTATAACTCTGTCTTGTATATTAAACTTTTTCATATTACTTATTTTTATTTTGTGATGCTCTTTCCATAGCTTGTTCTAATGTTATACCTTCACTGTTAGTATAAGTACTCATAGCTTCGTTTAGTACATCTTGAGATTCTTGATCTAACTCTGTACCATCTTCAAGTGACCAACTATTATATACATATACTGTGTCTTTAGGAACTTCTTCAACTTCAATTAGTTGTGACATATAGTCATCTTGTGACATTAAACCGAGTTGAAAGTTCATGATAGCTCTTTTCTCGTTTTCTGCTTCTACTACTTGTACACCTCTCATACTTATAGAGTCTTTGTACTCTATTTTAAATCTTGTTTTTTTCATAATTTTTTATTTATATTATCGATTACTACTTAATTTAATTTGTGTTATAGTTTACCTAACATCGTACCATAACCTGCACGACGAGTTAACTTAGATATTTTAATGGCGTCACTTTGAGACATAATCTGTATACTATTACCAGTTTTATGGTTTATAAGTGGAGCACACCCATACATTTCAACACTAGAACAACTCACACATACTTTGTATCCTAAGTCAACACGTCCTTGAGGTATTATATTACTACATTTTTTACACTTCATATTAGTTCCAAGTTGGGAAGTAGTCTTCCGAGATTAATATTAGACCACCATGACCATGACCGGTTGTGTGTATAGCACACCAGTCAGTTAATTTGTCTGTACCAAATTTATTAGGTAAGTTTGATATAGTATAAGCTCTGTAACGTTCACCGTTTAGTTTATACTTTGTATAATTACCTTTAACTTGAGTTTTAATTTTTTTAATAGTTTTTTCCATGTTAGTTTATTTTATTTGGTTAATAATTTTGTTTGTGTATATATTATCGAACATAGTCGAATTTAATTTGTGTATTGTTAATCTACTACCCAACCTTCATACTCGTATACTTCTTGAGCAGTTTTAATACAACACTTTTTGTGTCCATTTATTCTATTATTATTATTTACTGTCATTACTATTATAAACGTAAGTATCAGTATACACATTATTATTTCACTTATCTTTTTCATATCTAATCTAAATTATCTCTATTACCTTTTAATATACCTAATTTCTCATCTAATTTAATACAACTTTGTATGGCTCTACTCATCAGTTGTTTTTTCTCTTCGTTTTCTTCTGATTTACTCCAGTAGTCATATATAAACTTCCAAGAATCTGTAATAGTTCTTTCATATACTTCTACGTAATTACCATAGTCGTCCCATACTTCAACTTTAAAACTTTGACCGAAACTAAATTCAGTCGGTGTTATCTTATAATCTCTCATATTTTATCTACTTTTTTACCGTTAACAATTACTTCATAACCATCTCTCCAATACTCTTTACGAGTTTTAACATATTCTAGTGGAGACTCTTGAAAAGTCTTGAATGAAGAATATCCAGTTGGTCCTTCACTTAATATTTCTATATTACCATAACCTACCCAGTGAGGTCCTTTATTTATGTTTACTATTATTTGTTTTCTTTCTGGTGTTTTGGAATGGTCTAACGAAAACCATAGTCTTTTTAATTCTTCTCTAGTCATATCTTCATTTTATTAGTGTGACAATAGGGTATTACTCTATATATTTAACTACCTAATGTCACATAGTTATACTTCATCTTTTTTACAAAAGGAGGAGATGGTACTCATTACTCAGTACTTCACGAGTACCACCTCGACCTATCAAACAAACTAACTAAACTAGTTCTTTGTTTCTTAGTACTACTGGTATGTTGTTAGTCGCGGTGTAAGACTTATACTTTGTCCAACATGGTAGAGTAGTTAATTTTTTCTTCATAATTTCGTACACTTTGTCGTGGTTATACTTAACAGTATTACCTTTTTTGTTCGTGAATACAATTACTTGATTTTTACCGATTAGAGACTGTCTTACTACAAATCTCTTACTTTTGATTACATTTTCTTTCATAATTAGTTTGTTTTATTTAGTTTATATTTGTTTTACATTTATATTATCGAATACTATCGTTTTTACATTGTGTAAAGTATATAGTTTGTTTACTTCATATTTTACATTGACAGGTACTATTCTACGTTTCTTACTTTCTCATTAAAAACTTTATGTCGTCAATAGTAGTTTCCATCCATTTCTCACGACACTCCGACTCGTCGTACTTAAATATATTATTTAATAATAATTGGAATAGTTTTAATTTAATATAGTTCATAGTTTATATTTTATATTCGTTTATAATATCGAAACAGTTCGTTTTAAGTTTGTGCACGAGTGCTATACACCACTTCGTGGTGAGGACACTCTGTATTATCTACAGAATGTCGGTATGTTGTTAGTATTAGTGTACGACTTGTACTTCTTGAAACAGTTCATGTTATCGAATCTTTCTTTGTTTCTGTTGTATACTTCGTCGTGATTGTAAGTAATCTTTTTACCTTTCTTGTTTTCGAAAGTTATTATTGTGTTAGTACCGATTAATGACTTTCTGATTACGAATCTTTTAGTAGTAATGTTGTTTGTGTTAGTTTTGTTTGACATAGTAATTTAATTTTATTTAGTTAATATTTATTTTAGTTACGTATATAATATCGAAGACAGTCTAATTAAGTTTGTGTAGTGAAAATGCTATACACCACGGCCTTCGGCCGCGTGTAATATTATAATATCGAGATGTATCTAATTAAGTTTGTGTGTGGCGGCGCTGCTATTATGCTATACACCGCCTGGCGGCGGGTATTTTCTAAAATATTCTACGTAATTACATTGTTATGTTGTGCGTATTGTAAAAGGTAAACGCAAAAACATTACGGCTTTTTACGTAAAACGAAGGGGCGGTGGGTTTTCTAGTTTGACTTTTAGTAGGAGGCCGTAGGCCTAGGGTATAGGTACTACACTTTACCCCAATATTTATAATATATTTTTTTTAGTGTAAATACATTTATTAATCTGTAATTACTTAATTATGAAAAAAAGTCCTTTATATATTAAATCTGGCATAGGTGTCCCTAGTCAAGGGTCTCCTATAAAAATATTTTCTAAGTTAAAAAAAGGTAAAAAAATTGCTAGCAAGTTGTATAATTATGGTAAAAGTTATTTTACAGACACTGCAACTAAAACTACAAGTAAGATTGTAAAACCTACAACGACAAAGCAGATAACGCACAAAAAAACTTTATCGCTTCCTGCTCCTGAAAAATTTGTTAGACACACGGATCCTAAATTAAGCCACAATATAACAAAAAAGATAGATTTATCAAAAACACACACTGGAAAGGGTCAAAGAAATTTAGTTTGGTTTGGTAAAGAAGGCACGGCCGGTGGTTACAAGTACCCAGGCAGACAAACTTTTACCGCTAATTTTAGTTTTAAAAAACCTAAACATTACTCAACAAACCAAGTATTTAAAAACGAGGAGTTACAAAGTTTAATAAATAAAGGTTATGATATTGCTATAATGGGTAAAGGTAAAGGCGCTCATTACATGCCAATAAACAAAGCAATAATTAAGAATTTAAAAATAAAACCTTGAAATCGTCTCCATTTAAAACAACTAAACAAAAACTGTCACCTAAAGCTTCTGCTGCTAAGAAACGTAGAGACAAAGCAGCGGCTATGAGTGAGTGGGGTAAGTATAAAAAGCGTACCGCACAAAGAGCGGGTTGTAAAAAAGGATATGATTTTGATCATGCTACTGGTAAATGTATACCGGCGAGTAAAAATAGAGCTAATAACAGTAGATCTGGATCTACAAAAAAGAAATATGGATATGGCTAGAAAACCATTTAAAATGAAATCAGGTAACAGCCCGCTAAAAGTAGGTGGGTTGCTTTTAAACGCGGCTACAAAAGGACAAAAATTATGGAAATTTACCAAAAATGCTTATAAAGCGCTTGCTGTTGGTGACACTGCATTCCCTGATTTTTTAGGTGATTATCCAGATGACATGAGTATGACAGAAAAAAGACTACGTACTGCAGACGAATGGATAACATGGGGTGCTTTATCCAAGATGTATGACGGGATGGATAAAGCATTTGATCAGGGAAACATAAATATGAATGATCCAAAGAACAAGAAATATGCTGAATGGTATTACGGTTCAAAAGGCAATGAAAATGCTAATAAATCAACGCAAATTAAACCAGGTGATAAAATAGAGGCTATTTCAACAGATTAAATAAACACATAAAACACAAAAAAATGGGAAAAAAACCAATGAAAATGGTGAAAAAATCACCGGTAAAAGTAAATTCAGCGACAGAAGGTATGAGCGAAAAAGAAATAGCTGTTGCTAGAAGATCAGAAACACCTAGAGAAAAAAAAGTAAAGCCTGAAAAGCCAGATTCAGGACCAACACCTGTTACAATGAGAGCACCATTTAAAATGAAAAACTCAATGTTAAGCATGAGTGCTAAAGATGGCTCGCCAATGCAGGCTAATTATGGTGGTTCACCTGTAAAAGTATTAACTAAGTATAAAAAGTTAAAAAAATTAGCTTCTAAAGCATATACTAAGTTTTTTGGATCTTCTAAAACAGGTTATAATCCTGATTTAAACCCTTTTAGTCCAAAAAACCAAAAAGGAACGAAGCCTACAATGGAAATTCCTCAAAATTTAAAAGAAATAAGAGACGAATATACTAATTTATTTCTAAAACATGGTAAATTAAAAGGTGATAAATAAAATATGGCGTTTAATTTAAAATCAGGTAACACTACTAGCTTTAAAATGATGGGTAGTTCGCCGGTAAAAGTAGGAAAAATAGGAAAAGTTAAAAAACTTGTTCAAAAAAGCGTTGGTTTTGTCAAAAGTTTTTTCAATAAACCAAAAAATAACCCAAATTTAACAAAAACTGTTGAACAAACTGATAATTGGGACTATAACAGAGTTAAAAAGAGCCTAATGGATCAATTTGAGAACCAACCTGGATATAAAAACAAATAAAAATAAGAAAATGGCATTTAAAATGAAACAATCACCTCATAAAGCAGGTGTTATAGAAGGGACTAGTCCTCACAAATTATACAAGAAGTATAAAAAACTAAAAAAATTTGGAAAAAAGATCTATGAAATGGTTACTGGCACACCTAAAAATAATAAAAAAATGTACGTTAAAAAAGATGGTGATGTTGTATACACAAAATCTGGTTATAGTAAAGATGGTGGTAAAACTACTGGTTATTACCAAACGACAGATGGTAAAGTTGATCCAACAAAGACAATATCTTTAGATAAAACGGAGTTTAAAAATATAGATCATATAAACAAGCAAATAAACCCTTAAAAAAACATATATGGCATTTAAAATGAAAAAAACGCCTATGTTTGTAAATTCACCAGAACATAAGTCGGCGTTAAAAGCAAAATCAAGTCAATACGTACTACCTGTGTCAGGTGGTGGTGATGCTGGTTTAATACAGGCTGGTAAAGAACTAGGGCTTTCAAGAGTGCCACATGCCATTGATTTTACTATAAAATATGATCCTTACAAAAAGTTTCAAAATAATCCAAGTCAAGCAAAAGAAAAACCTGAAAAAGAAGACCCTCCAAAAGATGACAATCAAAATACGAACAATGCTAATCAAACTACTGAAAATAATAATAACAGTGAAATAAATGATACTGAGAATGATCAAGAGTTAAATAATGATGACGGTAGTGGTTCTACAATAGTTACTGGTGAAACAGGTACAACTGTTAATAATGTTGACATTGAAAATCCTAATCAAAATAATCAGGTTAATCTAGTAACGTTACAAACAATAATGCCTACTTTAGTACAAACAGGTAGGGTTGATAAAGATATAGCTCGTGCTACTAACCAGGCTATTACTAATATACGTAGTAGTAACGGTTCTGACAGGTTTGTAGAAGCTGCTGAAGGTTTTTTTGGTGAAATAGACAATGCGGAAGATTTATTAGCGGCTGAAGCACGTATGCAATATAATGACGAAACTGATCAGTGGGAATTAAAACCTTCTCCACAGGTAATAAGTTTACCACAACAAAATATACAGCAAATACCTACTAACACGCCAGAATTTGAAATGCCATCTTCTGCTGACTACATACCTCCACAAACAAACTATGCGCATGAAAATTCAAAGTATGATGAGATAGCAATGCCTACAAAACCAAATAGAAGAGGAGTTGATGGTGCTGGACCAGATTTAAGTACAACTACTGACGAGGTCGACCCTAGATCTAGACCTGGTTATCAAATTCTTGTTAACGATGTAGATGGTGAGAAAAAAGCCGTGGTACTATATAACGGTCATATAGTTAATATTGACGAGTTGCCACCAGAAATTAGTGATCAAGAAATGGCTGACGGTAGAACTGTTAGAGAAACGTATATAGACATACAGGATGAAAACGAGCTTAAAGAAGTTGAAAAATCTGTGACTAATAATGAAGGCCAAGTAATTACTGTTCCAACTCAAGAGGAGTCTCAGTCTCAATCTACACCTGGGCCTATAAATCCAAATATTGAGTTTCAGCCATACCCAGAAGAAACAGAAACTGTGAAACCAGTTATTAGAAACCCAAGGAACAATATGCGTAAGTACAAATGGAATCAAGGTAAAGGAGGTTGGCTACCTGGTGGTAAAGAGCAGTATGAAAAAGATATGGAAAGATATAAAAATCAAAACAAAGAAAACACCAGTGCCGCTCAAATGAGAGATGACAAAATATATAACAACGCCGTGCCTGGCGGTCCGGTGCAAATGAACATGATTAAAAACGGTTACGTACCAAAATAGAACAACATGGCAAGAAAACCATTTACAATGAGATCTGGAAATAACACTTCATTTAAAATGATGGGTTCAAGTCCAGTAAAAGAACTAGTCGGTAATCAAGATAAAATCGACATGAATAAAAACGGTAGAATAGATAGTGGTGATTTTGATATATTAAATGAAAAAAAATCACCATTAGAAGTAAACTTTTTTAAAAAAGGTAGAAAAATAAAAAAAGCCGCAGAAAAAACTTTTGGCAAAGTATATGATTACTTTTTTAAACCAGCACCACAATCAACAACTGTAAGGGCAACATCGGGTGAAAAGTATAAAGTAGGTAAAAATAAAAAAGAACGAGTAAAAAGCAAAGAAGTTGATGCTAGTAAGGTACAAAAAGACATTGATGCTGCTTTTCAAGAGGGATTAAAAACTAAAGCAAATAAATCTAAAGTTTCTAATATTATTAAACCTATACTTTACGGAGGAGGAATTGCTGGTGGTGGAGCTCTTGCTTACCAAGCTGGCTTTGACGACGGATCAAAAGTTACAGTTGGTCCAATGTCGGGACCTGAGTATGAAAAAATAATCAACACGTACAACTCCGAAGTTGATTCTACAAAAACTAAAGAAGAAAAAAAGAAAAAGTACCCTGGCGGTGGCTATTCATACGATTAAAAACTAATTATTAACCAATACATAAAACCAAAAAAACTATGACTTATTTGTATTACAAGTCGTCAAACTCGACGCAACCAATTAAACCCAACGAAAAAACTATTGAAAACTGGAAACACTTAGCTAATAAAGCTAATTGGAGAATAACACAGTTAGCCAATGGTTTTTATCAAACAGAAGTGTCAGAACCAGAAAAAGATGATTGGCACGCTGTAACAAGAAGAGAAACTATAGAAGGAGCTGAAACAGCTATTGACGGAAGTGTTGATCATTTCAACAAAAAGTTAGAAGCAACAAAAGGTCCTAAAGTAATTAAAACATTCAAGTAAAACAATAAATTAAATTAAATTAAATGGAATACAATCATCCTAGCGAGATTGTCAAAGATGTTAACTTTGGTGATAAAGCTAGTAGTAAAATATTTGCTGGCGTAAAAAAGCTAGCTAAAGCAGTTAAATCAACCTTAGGCGCAAGTGGTAAATGTGTTATTTACGAAGATGCCAGAGGTCTCCCGGTGATCACAAAAGACGGTGTAACAGTAGCAGAATCTGTTGTCTTGTTTGATCCGGTTGAGAATATGGGAGCAACGTTGATTAAAGAAGCTGCTAAAAACACAGTTAAAGAAGCAGGTGACGGTACTACAACAGCTACTGTTCTTGCAGAATCTTTAATTGAAGAAATTAACAAAAACGTTTACAAAAACTTTACTATAAGAGACATCAAAGAAGGTATAAATTCTGGTCTTGAAAAGGTAAAAGATTATTTAGATAAGATCTCTGTAAAGATTGAAGGTGATATGCTGAAATCTGTTAGTTCAATTAGTTGCAATAATGATGCAGAACTAGGAAAGATTATAGCAGAGGCTTATACTAAAGTAGGTAAAGATGGTGTTGTGTTAATGGAAGAGTCGCCAACTGAAGAAACATACGTTGAAATAGTTGACGGTGTACAAATCGATTCAGGGCTTACGTCTCCACATTTTGTTACAGACAAAGATAAACAAGTTTGTGAGCTTGATAATCCGTTAGTTTTAATAGTAACATCTGAAATACCTAATATACGTAAGATACAAAAAATACTAGAGCACGTTATAAAAAATAAAAGATCTTTGTTAATTGTTGCTCCAGTTGATCAGCAAGTTAAAGCAGCTTTACTTATGAATAAAGTAAAAGGTAATATCAAAGTAAATATAGTTGATTTACCAGGCTTTGGTCCTACTAAAAACGACACTTGCGAAGATTTTGCTTTTTTAACAGGAGCAAAAGTAATAAACGAACAGCTGGGAGACGATTTAGATTTAATAGATGTAGATTGTTTGGGTGAAGCTCACTCTTGCGTTACAGACTCTAAAAACACTGTTCTTACAATTGACACTCCTGAAAAGGAACTAAAACAAAGAATAAAAAGTATACAAAAGCTAATAGACAAAGAAGATAAAAATCCTTTCATTAAGAAAAAGCACCAACAAAGATTAGCTATGCTTTCAGGAAGTGTTGGTATAATCAAAGTAGGTGCTAATTCCAAAATTGAACTTAAAGAAAAGAAAGATAGGGTTGAAGACGCTATATATGCCACAAAAGCAGCATTAAAAGAAGGTATTGTGCCTGGTGGTGGTGTAGCTTTGTTAAACGCATCAGAAAGAATACCGTCAGAAAACACTGGCGAAATCATATTATTAAACGCTATTAAATCACCTTATCAAACTATATTATCTAACGCTAGTATAGAAAAAGGAGAAGAACTTGCTGGAGGTCATGGCATAAACGTTGTTACAGGCGAAGAAGTCGATATGATTGAAGCAGGTATTATAGACCCTGTACTTGTAACCAAGTCAGCACTTAAAAATGCAGTAAGTGTTGCCACTACAATTATATCTGCAGATTGTGTAATTTCAAACATGAGGTTAGATGAAAGCAGTAAATAATTACATAGTAGTAAAAAACATAAAAACAGGACCTAAAAAAGTTGCCGGTCTTATAATGACAGACAAAACAGATGTTGACAATAGGTATGTAAAGGCCGATGTAATATCTATAGGTAATTTAGTAGAAGGCATAAAAGAAAAAGACGTTGTATATTACGACAAGCACGCTGGTCATGACATACAACACAACGAAATACTATATAGAGTTATTAGATCTTTAGATGTAGTACTCATAGATTAGACCTAAACCTTAAACCAATACCATAAAACTTAAAAACATATATTAACTAATTATTAACAAAAAAAAAGAAATTATGAATTATTTGTATTTTGCAGAAGCAGAAGTCGAAACTACAGGAGAAGCAGCTATGTATCCAGCTAGCTCTTTTATAGGTTTAGATCCTATTTCTGCAACAACGACTAGACTGTCGTTTAAATCAAGAAACAACGCTGGCGCGGGTGACGATGATGTATTGTTAACGCATGGTACTAGAACGCACGCTCAAGTAGCTGAATTAATAGCTAGCGTGTTAGAACCAAGCCCAGGTAACAGAGGTAAGTTTATAGTGGTTGCCGATGAAATGAACGGTGTTTACTTAGACAGCGGTAATGGAGCTGATTTAAGTGGAACTGTAACAATAACAACTTTAGCTTAATTATTAACTTTAAAAAATTTAAAACATGGAAAGATATTTTTATTTTGGAGAAGCTACTGTTGAAACTACAGGAGAAGCTTGTTTGTTTCCTTTATCTTCATTTTTAGGAGCTACTCCAGCAACAGCAGGAAGAACTACATTACACTTTAAATCAAGAAACGGTGCTGCTACAGACGATCAAGTTTTATGCTATCACACTGGTTTTAGTACAAAAGACTTTGCAATATATTTAGGTGGTTTACTTAGAAAAAACCAAAGAAATCCTTTTATATATGTTAGAGGTGCGGACACAGAGACTGGAGACTTTGCTCCTTCTAAACCAGTAGTTATAGATCAAGTAACTGTTACAACTGAAGCTTAATAATAACATTTAAAATTAAAAAAATGAACGATACATACATATATATAGCTGAAGGAACAGGATCTGATGCTGCAGGTGATTCTGTTTTATATCCAGCTGCTAACTTTACAGGTATAGACCCTATATCTGCTACAACATCAAGAATATCATTTAAAGCATTAACAGGTAACGCTGCTGATGATGATATTTTAGTAACACACGAAAGTGGAAAGTTCAAAGAACTTTGTCAAGCTTTGGCTTTAGCATTAAATACTACTAAAGGTGGTACTGTTGTGTTTATAGATCAAGATAACAAAATTTTCTTTGATGAATTAATACAAAACGGAGCTATGTCTGGTGTTAACTCTGATCCTGTTATTACATTAGACACATAATAGATGCGATTAACTGCGCAAGATCTGCGTAGAATGAATATCCTTAAGTATTACAGGCTCACAAGAAAGTGGGTCTGTAAAACTTACGGGTTAACAGATGCAGATTTAGAATTATTAATTTATTTAGATTGTAAAGAAAGATTTACACGACAAGAGTTTATAGACGGTACTTACACATACTCATGGGACAAAAACCGTTGGGAAAGGCTACGAAGAGATGGTTGGATAGAAGTTTGGAGACAGAGAAACAGAACAACTATAAAATATTCAATATTTAAAACATCTTTTAAATGTAGTCAATTAATAAGTAGAATATACAGAATACTTTTAGGTGAAGAAGATTTACCCACATCTGAAAGAAGTATATTTTTTAATAACAAATCGTATACAGATAAAGTTTATAATAAAGCTATAGATGATATGATTAAAGATAAAGATAGATAATGGGGTTTAAATTAGGTACAAATAGAGGTAATTATGCTGTTAGAGGTGAAATTAAAACTAAATTTAGTTTTGGTAGAAAACCTAGTAGTGACGTGTCTGTGCCTGGTACTCCTATAATAAGAACTGATTTAGAAGAAGGCGTTTTTGGAGAAGCTAATATGGATGGCAGTATATTTATTAGTAATAAGCTAGAACCTAATAGCTTTGAAGAAAGACAGACAATAATACATGAAATGAGACATGCTACAGATATGAAGTTAGGTAAGTTATCTTATGACGATGATCATATAATGTATAATGGTGAAAGATTTGAAAGAAAAGATATAAATGGTATTGATTCTATATTAGTAGACGGTGAGTGGAAACAAGCTGGTGACGATGGTTTTCCTTGGGAAGACGATGCTAATAATGGTAATCACACAAATACACTTAGTTAAAAAAATATGAGTATATTAGGAAAAATATTTTCAAGTGGAGCTACTGAATTAGTAAAAGGTGTAGGTGGTGTTATAGATGAACTACACACTTCTAAAGAAGAAAAGCTTGAAGCTGAAAGAAAAATAAAAGATATGATAATGGGTTACGAAGCTGAGATGCAAAAGCAAGTAACTGAAAGATGGAAGGTTGACATGCAATCTGATTCTTGGTTATCAAAAAATATAAGACCACTAGTTTTAATATTTCTAGTAGTATCAACAGTATTGTTAGTTTTTATTGATGCTGGCGTTATTGCTTTTGAAGTTAAGGCTTCGTGGGTAGACTTATTACAATTAGTATTAATAACCGTGATCGGTGCTTATTTTGGCGGTAGATCACTAGAAAAAGTAAAAAAATAAATTATGGCAATAACACAAGACACGGCTTATAGCTTTGGTCAATTAGGTTCAGCTTTTAATGACGGTACAGCTGCAATGACACCTCCTGCTGGAAAAGTATTTATAGCAATAACTTTTATAACAGACACTACGTTTGATACTAGTGGAGGTTTAATAGCTTCACAAGATACAACGGCAGGTTTAGAGTATATAACTACGCTACTAGGTGACGGATCAGGTGATCCTGCACATAACGCAGCGTTATCACCAGATCTTGGTGAAACTGGAGCTGGAGGTTTGATAGTCGATGTAAACAACACGTTTCCAAAAGGCTTGACTATATACGGTAGATGGAGCGAAATAGATTTGGCTTCTGGATCAATAATAGCTTATATAGGAGACTAATGTTAGGATTAGGTACTAGTATAACCAGTCACTATTTTCAATCTGAATCTTACGTAGATCCGTCTTCATTTAGTAATCTAGCCTTATGGTTACAGTTTGATAAAGATATATCTACTGATGAACCAGACGCTGGTAGCAGCAACGATGATAGCTGGTCTCACAATGACAAAATAAACCAATGGTCAGACCAATCTGGAAATAACAACCATGCGGTGCAAACTACTTCTGCTGACAAGCCTAGAGCTGATTTTGATAACGGCGGGGCTGATACTGGTTCTGTTAAATTTGCAAACAACACGAAGTTTATGGATTTAACTAGCAACATAACTATGTCTGGTGATTTTACTATAATGATTAGATTTAGACTTGATAATGCTAGTGCTGCAAGAGCTTTTTTAGGTGACAGTGGTACAGACTTGTTTAAGTTAGAAGACGCTACAGAGTTTAGGTCTATTATAGGTGGAGCTGGTACTCTTGCTTGGGATGAAACTTCTGCCGCAGCAGTGCCAGGTGCTGACACTACTAAAAGAAGTATAGTTACATTTACAAGAAACTCAGGAGCACTAAGCGTTCATGTAAACTCAGGTACATCAAGCGGTGGTTGGAAAGACATACACGACGACGTTGATTGGGACGCCGCGGAAAACCACTCTGATTCAGATACATTTACAATAAGTAATATAGGTTGTCAAGCTGACGACACTGATGATTTTCGTGGTTGGATATATGATGTGCTTATTTATAACGGCACGGCTTTAACAGAAGCACAAAGAAAACAAAATTATGACTACTTAGTTAGTCAAACTTTATAATAACTAAAATTAAATAAAATTATGGCAAAAACAAAAAAACAAAAATTAGTAGATTTAAAACCTCAAAAAGTTAGCGAGGATCACTTAAAAAAAGTTCAATCTATTGTAAACAATATAAACAGAGCTCAACTAGATATAGGTAACATGGAGTTAAGAAAACACGAGTTGCTACACGGTATTGCTGGTTTAAGAGATGATTTAAAGGCAGTGCAAATTGAACTAGAAAAAGAGTATGGTACTTTTGATATTAATATTCAAGACGGTACGATAAATTATAGAGACAATGGCAAAGTTAATAAGAAAGATTAGTATAGGAAAAGACTATAAAAACGACGCTATGCACTATGCTGTTGGTCAAGAAGTTTACGGTGGACATACTATTTGTAATATATTAGAAGAAGAAGATAAATATTCTATTTATATAAAGAAAGATAAAGATGTTTTGCCCTGGAAAGACTTTAACAAAAACATGGCAGTATCTGTTGAATATAACTTAGAGTATTAATGAAAGCGCCTTTTGACTTTGTTGTAAGGCCAAAAGGAAATAGATATAACAATACTAAAAAAGTTGGTGATAAAGAGTTGATATTAAACACTGAGGTTTATAATCATCAGTTTGTAAATAGAGAAGCTATTGTTAAATCTGTACCTACGGCTTACAAAACTAAAATAAAAATAGGCGATACTGTTATAGTACATCACAACGTTTTTAGACGCTGGCACGATGTTAAAGGTAGAGAAAAAAACAGTAGAAGTTATTTTGATGAAAACACTTATCTTTTAAAAGAAGATCAAATATTTTTGTATAAAACAAATGACAAATGGAAAGCTACAGACGGTTATTGTTTTGTACAACCTATAAAACAAAGAAACAAGTTGGAGCAAGGTGATGAAGAAGAGTGTATAGGTATAGTTAGATATACTGACGGAGTTAACAAAGTTAACGACCTTGTAGGATTTACACCTTTTTCAACTTACGAGTTTATAATCGATGGTAAAAGATTATATAGAGTTTTAAATAAATTTATTACAATTAAATATGAATATCAAGGAAACGA